AGGCGATGATAAGCGCCTCCCGCGACCTGCAGATCCGATTCGACAAGGTTCGCTCAGTAGTGGCCATCGACCCGCAGGCGACCAACAGCGACGAAAGCGACGAATCCGGCATAGTGGTCGCCAGCGCATATGGTGCTGGTGATAAGAGGCAGTTCTCTGTCGAAGGGGACTACAGCGGCAAGTATTCACCGGCTGGCTGGGCCAAAAAAGCCATTTGGGCTTATGAAGAGCACGAAGCCGATGCGATCGTTATCGAAACGAACCAGGGCGGCGATATGGCCGAGGAAACGCTGCGTAATGCCGGGTACAAAGGTCGCATTATCCGTGTCCATGCCAGCAAGGGGAAATACGCCCGTGCTGAACCAATCTCAGCGCTCTATGAGCAGGGCCGCGTTGCGCACAACGGCAATCTCTATGTGCTGGAAAATCAGCTAATGGAATACGTGCCGGCCACCGCCAAAAAATCGCCTGACCGTCTCGACGCAGCGGTTTACGCGCTTACCGAGCTGGGCGGGGCGCAGCCAATGGGCATGATGATTCCGAAGCGCCTGCGTTAAAAAGCTATATTCTAACTAACCTATTGACAGTAAAAATGCCATGCATGTATAGTTATTTTCGAGTTCAGGCTCAAATCAACTAACTTAAACTTGTTACTAGGATATAAATATGTGTTCACATAGACTATCTGCAGCAGCTACCGCAAAGCTAATTATCTTGAACGGTCACTACTATAGTGAAGAAAAGGAAAAGGCTATTACGCGGTACAAAATTTCTAAAGCTACCCTGCGTAACTTATCGGGTCGGCAAAAAATCCATGAGTCGTTTTTGGCTGAAGTTCAATATGAACTGGCTGAAGAAGGGTGGATGTTTGTCATAAATAACGATGATGAATGCTGCTTTATGATCATGTCCACAATGAATAACTGGCCTAAGCTCAGCTCAAAGAGAATTATAGATTTGAGTAAAAAAGGCGAAGAAGAAATTGACAGAGTCTATTTGGATTACATGACAATTTAATCTCCATCCTAATCAGTTTTACTACAGACCCGGCATCGCCGGGTTTTTTATTGCCTTTACCCCACCAAACGGACCCCAGCATGAACAAAAACCTTCAACTGGCCGTCAACCATGCGTTGGCCGATGCCACGCTTGCGCGCGCCCGTATGCTGGCGGCTAATCCGATAATGGGGCTGGATGCCAAGCGCAGCACGGCGTGGTGCGAGTACGGCTTCAAAGAGGATCTGACCTTTGACGACCTCTACAGCCTGTACCGCCGTGGCGGTATCGCTCACGGCGCGGTGCGGAAAATTATCAGCAACTGCTGGCTCAGCAACCCGGAGATCATCGAGGGGGAGAAGGCCGACGAAGCGCGCAAGGTAACTGCATGGGAGAGCAGGGCGAAAGCCATCTTTACCTGCGGCGGCTGGTGGGACGTTATTCCGGCATCCTGCTGCATATTCGCGACGATAAAGACTGGAATCTGCCTGTAACGAAGGGGCGTGGGCTGGAAAAAGTCACCGTCGCCTGGGCGGGAGCGCTGGTGCCTTCTGCATGGGACACCGGGCTGAACTCCCGTACCTACGGACAGCCGAAAATGTGGCAGTACGTTGAGCGGCTCCCGAACGGCAGCACCCGACGCGTTGATGTGCACCCTGACCGCGTGTTTATCCTCGGCGATTACTCAGCAGACGCCATTGGCTTTCTGGAGGCAGCCTATAACGCTTTCGTCAGCCTGGAGAAAGTGGAGGGCGGCAGCGGTGAATCTTTCCTGAAGAACGCCGCGCGCCAGCTGAATATCAACTTCGACAGAGAAATCGAGTTCAGCAACCTCGCATCCATGTACGGGGTCAGCGTCGAAGAGCTGCAGGAGAAGTTCAACGAGGCCGCCGTTGAGGTCAACCGCGGCAACGATGCGCTGTTGACCACTCAGGGCGCAACGGTGACGCCACTCGTGACCTCTGTTGCCGACCCCGGACCAACTTACAACGTCAACCTGCAGACGGCCGCCGCCGCGCTGGATATCCCGACCAAAATACTGGTTGGCATGCAGACAGGCGAGCGCGCCAGCACTGAAGACCAGCGCTACTTCAATGCGCGCTGTCAGTCCCGGCGCGGCGATCTGTCGTTTGAAATTGAAGACCTCTGCGACAAGCTGGTGCTGCTGGGCATTCTCGACTCTATACCGCAGAAGGTGATTATCTGGGACGACCTGAATGCCAGCACCGACGCTGAGAAGCTGGCATCCGCAAAGCTGATGGCCGAGATCAACAGCGCTTCAGCGGCCACCGGCGAGCAGCCGTTCACTGGCGAGGAAATCCGCGTGGCCGCCGGGTATGAGGGTTCACCCGAACTGCTGGGAGAGGATGACGATGAAAAAGACGAAGAGGATAATAAAACCTCCGATTCTGCCCGGAAATCTTAGCGACCCGACAGGCGCTGACCGCCTCGAGCGCGGTGCGATGAATGAGTTTTCAAGGCGGATCAAGCGTATCGCAAAAGCCTTCCAGAGCATCCTCGACCGCATACCCGCATCACCCGCTGTAAACCTTCGCTACACCTTCGACCTCGATACCTCGCTTCTGTCCATGCTGCTGGAGAACGCCTCCGCGCTGGTGGATGAGATCCTCTACGGCGGTAACGAGACGAATTTCTGGTTCTGGCGCGATTACGTCAACCAGGCGTACCAGCGCGGCACAGCGCAGGAGTTCGCCAGCCTGTCTCAGCAGTCAGCGGTATACGTCGCCGGACAGGAGAGCCTCCAGCAGCTGCTGCTGAGCGAACCGTATCAGCGCCGGCTGCTGCTGGTGCGCACCCGTGTATTTGAGGAAATGAAAAACCTCAGCGCTCGGACGAAATCGGATATGGCGCGGATCCTGACCGACGGCATTGGCCGGGGGCAAAACCCTCGGGATATTGCCAAAGGGCTCACTGAGCAGACCGGGATGGAAATCGGGCGCGCAAAGCGTATCGCCCGGACCGAAATAACCACGGCTTTGCGCCGCGCCCGCTGGGATGAGTCGGACGAGGCCGAGGCCCAGTACGGCATCATGACGCGGCAGATGAACCTTTCCGCGCTGAGCCCGACGACTCGCCGTAAGCACGCGCTGCGTCACGCCCACCTTTACACCACCGAGGAGGTGAGGGACTGGTACAGCATTGACGGTAATGCCATCAACTGCAAATGCACGCAGGTAGCGGTACTGGTGGATGCCGACGGCAGGCCGCTTAACCCGAACGTCATCGATATGGCGAAGAAACGGCTGGAGAAGGCGCAGAAGGCCGGACTTGTCGCCAACCATCTACATTGCGGCTGCGGGCATCACCACGCCGCATAATAGCGAGAAATCAGCATGACAATGCAAATCAACGTCACCACGCGGGTGAACAGCCAGTCTATTCGCCGGGAAGTGCACAACGGGCGCGATCACCTCGTTCTGCCCAGTTATACGCTCCCGGCCAATGTTGTGATGAACGGCGGCCTGTACTCCGGCAGCGAAATTGACGCGCACTATGCCGGGCTGGAAGGCACGCTGGCTCCGCTGGGGCATCCGCAGGTTAACGGTCAGTTCGTTTCGGCCTTCTCGCCAGAGGGGTTAAACGTAGGTTTTGTCGGCGCGTGGAACCGCAACGTCAAAAAGTCCGGTAACCGCATCTACCTGGAGAAATGGGTTGATGTGAACAAAGCCAGCGAGTCGGAAGGCGGGCGCGAATTGCTGGAGCGCGTGGCGGCCATCGAGCGAGGAGAGGATGTTCCGCCCATTCACACCAGCGTTGCCGTATTCCTCGACCAACTCGAGGCCAACGAAGAGCAGAAGGCGCTGGGCGCGGAGTGGGTGGCCAAAATTCACGGTATGGATCATGACGCCATCCTGCTGCATGAAGTCGGTGCAGCCACGCCAGAGCAGGGCGTCGGCCTGATGGTCAACGCCGATAGCGCCACGCCGCTAAAAGCTAACTCCGGCGCGCTGGTGGGCGAATCTTACCGGGAGCGTGAGCAGCGACTCGATCGTGCCGCAAAAGCCCGGTTTGCACCCGGAGAAAACGAACACGCCTGGGTGGCCGACTTCACCGACAGCCAGGTGGTCATCATCCGCAACGGGGGCAACACCCAGGTGTTCGGCTACACGTCTGAGGGCGGGAAAATCACCTTCGATGACACCGGAACGCCGGTTGCCCGTCAGGAATCGTGGGTAGCCGTCGTAACCAACAAATTTAAATCTCTTTTCAACCCGCAGGGCCAGCCTGCAACCAACCACAAAACGGAGGGCGACATGCCTTTAACCAAAGAAGAAATGGAACAAATCGGCACCATGATCGGTGAGGCTGTGGCTACCAACACTAAAAAGGCGATTGAGCCTCTTGAGTTACAAATCACAGCCCTTCAGACCAACCACCAGCAGCTTGCCGAAACCCTCACCGCTAATTCACGCGCTGAGGAGAAAAAGATGCGTGACGCTGTGCAGGCGGTACACGGCGAGCTCGTGGCTAACGCCCTGTCAGGTCCGGCGCTGAAAGAGATGTTCAGCAAGCTGGGTACTGCTAGGCACCAACTCCGCAACGCAGCCGGGTCAGACTGGTGCGCCGGACCCGTCCACTTACTTCCCGGCTTAACTCCCTGCTTAACCGGCCCGCAACCAACATTTAAGGAGACCGCGCATGGCATCCCGCTATCGTCGCGTAAATATCGACGGGCAGTCGCTCTACAAGACTGAAACCCGTACCACTGCCGCTGACCTGCTGCCGGGCACTGCGGCGACCATCAATGGCGAAGACGAGTTTGCACAGGCTACTGCGCTGACCGGACGCCTCTACATTATCGACTGCGCCTACCATCAGGGCCTGGGCATTCGTGACGCCGTCCCGGAAGGTGATTCCGCTGTAGGTAACTACGTGGAAGAGGGGCGCGAACTGGCGCTGCTGTGCGTGCCCGGCGCGTACAAAAAAGACAGCCCGATCAAGCTCGGCGCTGCTGGCCAGTTCACACTGGCCACTGACGACACCGACGCGGTGATTGGCTACAGCCAGGACGACGCCACCATTGCGGCAGGCGCTACCGATTTCATCCGCGTTCGTATGCGTGTCGGCACTGCCGCCGCAGCCGCTGGCGCATAATTCAAGGACACACGCACATGTATTTTTCCCGTGAAACCCTGGCGACTAACCGTCGCCTGCATCAGCACTGGAACTCCCTCTGGTCCCAGCGCAACATCTGGGACACCTCCCACCAGCTTATGGTTAACCAGTACCGGGGCGTGATGGATGCCGAAACGCTTGCTGCCAATGCCCTGGCGGGCGATGGTCTGGGGCGTGAGTTCTGGGCTGAAATCGACCGCCAGGTTATTCAGCTGCGCGATCAGCAAGTCGGTATGGAGATCGTTAACGACCTGATGAGCGTTATGCAGGTCCTGAACATCGGCAAAACTGCGAAGCTTTACACTGTTGTCGGCGATATTGCCGATGATGTGCAGGTCAGCCTGGACGGGCAGCCGCCGTACTCCTTCGATCAGACCGACTACGACAGCGACGGTGATCCTGTGCCGGTTTACACCGCCGGTTATGGTGTTAACTGGCGTCTTGCTGCTGGCCTGAACACGGTGGGTATTGATATCGCGCTGGATTCTCAGGCAGCCAAGATGCGCCAGTTCCATAAGCGTCGTGTTAAGGGCTATCTGGACGGGAATGCCAGCATCAAGGTGCAGAAATACCCGTCTCAGGGGCTGCGTAACCACCGCAACACCGCAAAGATTAACCTCGGAGCCGGTGCTGGTGGGGTAAACATCGATCTCACCACCTGCACCCCGGCGCAGGCTCTGGCGTTCTTCGGTGCCACGGGCCCGTTCGGGCTGACTGCCCGCGCGAACCAGGTCACCGCCTATGATGTGCTGTGGCTGAGCTCTGAAATCATGGCAAACCTCTCGAAGCCGTACACGATTGAGGTCGGTAACGGTGCGAATGCCATTGTGAGCGGTACCGTTCTGGATGCCATCCGCAAATTTATGCCGGTGAAAGATATCCGCATGACCTACGCGCTCAAGGGTAACGAGTTCCTTGCCTATGAGCGCCGTCAGGATGTGGTTGCGCCGCTGGTTGGTATGGCTGTCGGCGTCATTCCGCTGCCGCGCCCGCTGCCACAGAGCAACTACAACTTCCAGATCATGTCTGCGGAAGGCCTGCAGATTAAACGTGACGACGAAGGCCACTCCGGTGTGCTTTATGGCGCGAACCTGGGCTAAGGAGAACTCATGGCTAAGTACGAAGTAATTCGCCCCTGGCACGGCGTGACGGTGGGTGATGTGGTGGAGTTTGAAAGCCTTCACCCGGCGTTGAAACCAAACGTCCGCCTGATGCGTGGTGAGGCTGGTGGCACGCTCAACCCGGCAACGCCAAATGCGGGCAGCGAAGGCAGTGATGGCAAATCCCGTAAGGAGATTATCGCCAATCGCCTGAAAGAGCTGGATATCGAGTTCAAAGGCAGCCTGGGCGCTGAAAAGCTTTCGGAGCTGCTGCCTGACGGTGAGCTCGAGAAACTCTTCCCCGCTGAATAACAGCCGCCGCTCAGGCGGTTTTTTTATGCCCCGTTCCGGCGGGGCTTTTTATTTCAGGAGTCAGCCATGGTAAATCCCGAACAGGCGCAGCAGTACCTCAGCGGTCAGGGGATTACCCTGCCTGATTTCGTTCTGGCGGCGCTGGTGGAGCAGGTTAACTGCATTGAGGAATGCCTCAGCCTGCATTATCCGGCCGCAACAGCGCTGCTTATCCAGCTTTACGTGCTGGCGCTCATGGGGCTGGGCCAGGGTGATAAATATCTGTCCAGCCAGACCGCGCCAAACGGCGCATCCCGGTCGTTCCGCTACCAGTCGTTTTCCGATCGCTGGAAGGGCGCACTTAACCTGCTGCGCGGGCTGGACAAGCACGGCTGCGCGACGGCGCTCATCCCGCCAGACCCGACCGCTACCCCTGCATTCGGCGGTATCTGGATCGGCAAAGGCGGATGCATGAGCAACGGGGGCCGCTGATGGCCCTGATATCCGTTAAGCAGCGTCTGCCGGAGCCATTTACGAAAGTCTGGGTGCTGACTGACAGAGGCAGGAGGGTAACCGGCTATGTCAAAAGCAACGGCGAGTGGTTCATCTTCTGCCGCGAGGTCGCCGCCACTAAGCCGGAAATTCTCCGGTGGGAGGAGCCGTGAGCGCTACTGCGAACTGGGTATACACCAACCTTGCCACTGTCTATCCGCGCACCTATGACGACTGGAGCTGCACCTGGGCCACTGGCGAGCCTTACCTCATCGACTGCACGTGGGAGGTGAATCAGGAAGAGTCCATAGACGATGCCGGTATCGAGTTCACCACCAACCTGATTATCTCCACCGAGCTGAAGCACAACGGCGCTGACGTGCGTAAGCCGCTGCGTAACGATTATGTTGCGGTGGGTGATACCACGGGTGAGCCGGATCCGGTTAAGGCGAAAGGCGACGTGATACGGGCGGTCAAGATGTGGGATATGTCGTTCTTCGAAGAGGAGCCCGACTACAAAATCCTGACGTCTAACCGCAACTCCCTCGGGGCCTGATATTACTGGAGGAAAGTATGCCGGTTAAAGGCATCAAAAGCGTTCAGATGAACACCAGGAAGCTGCTCGGGCAGATAGCCGGGCCGGTGACCGAGCGGGTGATCACCGAGGTAATGATTGTGGGGATCGGCTATTCCGCCCAGATTACGCCGATGGACACCTCCACGCTGGTAAACAGCCAGTTCCGTGAGCTGCGCCCCATACCGAAAGGCATGACCGGGCACGTCGGTTACACCGCCAGCTATGCCGCCCGGGTCAACGCCGCGCCGGGCACGCTCAAAGGCCACCCGCGCGCGAACGGCAACGGCAACTACTGGGATCCGAACGGTGAGCCGGACTTCCTGAAAAACGGCTTTGAACGTGACGGTATGAACGATATCCGGGACACCATCCGGCGAGGATACAAACTATGACCCGCAGCGAGGTTTATGACGCTCTTCGCGCCTGGCTCCAGCAGCACGGCTTTGATACGTGTTACCGCGTGCAGAAACGCTTTTTCATGGAGCGTCCGGACTCGCAGAACGAGCGCTATCTCATCATCCAGCAGAGCGGCGGCGGGGGTGACGAAGAAGCCATTTCCCGCGACTATTTCCGCATCATCCTGCTGAGCGGCCAGGACGATCCCGGTATCGATGCCGTGGAAAATAACGCTGACGCTATCCGCCGGGCTATGGCCCTGGAGCATCAGACCGAATGCATCATCCTGATGCAGCCCGTTGGCGGCGTTCCCGCCTTCAGAACCGAAGAGGGCCGCGTGGCCTTCGAAATCAACTTCAGAACCATCATTTCCCAGTAACGGAGTAAAAAACTATGGCCGGATGTGAATCAGGTGCTTTCACAGGGCTTGCTGTCGCCGTTTATTATGCGATCGGCTGCCCTGAGGTTCAGCCTGCAGCGAACCAGTACAAGCGCCTCGGCATGATGCGCGGCAAAACCACAGGCGTGGAGTGGGAGACTGCCGACGCAACGGGCGACCAGAGCGCGGCGTTTACCCAGGAGAACGTCACCACCTATAAAAACGTGTCTTTCTCCGGTGACGGTGTAAGCCGTAAGGAGGCGATCTACGGTCAGCGGGCCATGAAGCGCCACGTCTACAGCCCGTCAGCGGAAACCAGCAACCAGCCGTATGTCTGGCTGAAGATCATTTCCCCGCTGGATATTACAGAGGGGCCGTTCCTTGTCACGAGCTGGCAGGACGAAGCGCCCCACGATGACGTGGCAACCTGGTCGCTGGAAGCCTCGAGTGCAGGCCTGGTCGATGTGCGTGACGTGGGCGATACCATTACTATCACGACCCAGCCGCAGAGCCGCACGCTGGAAGAAGGCGACACGCTGACACTGACCGTGGCGGCCACCACCAGCGGCAGTTCTCCTTTGAGCTATCAGTGGCAGCGGGACGGTCAGGATATAGGCGGGGCGACGTCAGCAACCTACACCAAAGCCAGTGTGACGGCGGCAGACGACGGCACCTATGCCTGCGTTGTGTCATCCCCAACGGCCAGCAGCGTATCGTCTGGTTTCGCGAACGTCGTGGTCACAGCTTAATTACGGGGCTTCGGCCCCTTTGAGGTTTTATGCAGGTTATCACTGATATCGGCCAGGCGGTGATCCGCGCTGGTGGCCGCGAGATATTCCTCAACCCCTCTTTTCTGGCGATGTCCCGGCTCGGCGCACCGGAAGAAATCGTCAGGTTGTTCGTCACCGTGCATGCGGGGCATTACCCCACGCACCGGATTAGCGAGCCGGCGATCATGCGCGACGTGCTGGCCCGCTGCTTTGCAGAGATGGCAGCAGCGGCGGCCCGGGTGGTTACCGCCTGCAGCACAGAGAACATCAGCCAGCTGATAGGCACGTACAAGGTCACAACTAACGGCAAGCTGTTCTACCGGCCCGGCCTGCTGCCGGTTGCCGACGTGATCGAGCTGGCGCGGCACCTGATCCGCCACGGTGTGATGGGCGACCAGCCGCCGGAGCAGTTAAAGGGTCAGAAAAACGAGTATTCCAGTAAATTTGATGTCCGGTCATTTGTCTATACTGCGGTTGCTCATCTCGGCATGAGCGAGGCGGATGCCTGGAACATGACAATGACCAGTTTCCGGGCCGCAATGAATGCCAAGTTCCCGGCGAAAGAGAAAGACAAGATCCCGACGGAAGAAGCCTATGACGAGGTCATGGACTGGGCTGATAAGATGGTTGAGCTGGATGCAGAGCGGAACGCCCGGAGGATCATTGAAGATGTGTGCAAATAATCAGTCAACCCGTTGCGCTATATTTTTCACCTGATAGGATTAGTCTCATCATTTGCTGATGGGGTCAACCATGGAAAGTTTGAACAATAATGAACAAAGAAATATTCGTCTAAATTTATCTGGTTATAGAGATCAGAAAACAGCGGAGCTTGTAGGGAATAATATTGGTGCGGTAATAAGGGCTCTTGCAGAACAAATAAATTTAATTAACCTTGATGGCGTTACAGTTAGCTATGATTATGAGCATGCATTGGCATCGTTGGATAGGGGGGTTGAAACTTTAAAAAAACTGACGCCATCTTCAGGTGACGTCGTTGGAGTAGCAATGGCTCCTATGGTAATACGTGATGGTGAAATAAAAAATCATATTGTTATAAACGCAGCTTTTATCGAAGGGATTCTTTCAAGTGACTATGCTAGCGAGGAATTTAATTCTGCTTTAGCAATCATAGCCCATGAGTGCGCACATGTGTCAAATAGCACTGCACTGAATAACTCATTTCCTGGCCGAATCTTGCAGCATGCATATAGTGATATTCATGATTATTTGCGTGGTGAGTGTTGGTTATCTGTAATGGAAGAGTACTGCGCAACAAGGTTGTCTTCAGGGATAGGATTAGATAACGCTGAAATGTATTTAAACAGTTTTTGCAATCAAGCGGAAAAGCTAAAGCGATTAGTCAATGCGTATATAGTGGAATACAGGCGGCATGGAATTGTAGATAGAGTGCTGAACGAGGTATATAACGAGATTACGACCACATTAAAGCTCGCTGCCTATTATCTTGGTGATTGCGCGGCTAAAGGGATAGATTACAAAGACCAATCTTCTCGAGTTTTAGCCTTAGAGTCGTGGCTTCTACCTTATATTGAAAAACTTAATTCCACTTGTGATGAAATCTATCAAGGATATGGAGAATGGAAATCAGTAAAAGAAATGGAGCCTATAGCTGATATTCTTGATGAAGTGGCATGTCAGCTTGGTGTAATTGTCAGTAAGCGAGAGCAAGGAATATGGGTTGACATTCCCTAGCTTAACAGGCTTCGAATCTGCTCCTTTTTTGGTTTGAATTTTGGAGATTTATTATGAATAAGTTACTTCATCTAGTGTTGCTTACAAGCTTTTTACTTGGCTGTGCTCAAGAACGCCCTTTGGCTTCATATGATGATGTAGGACTATGTACTTTAAAAGGCCAAGCTATGGGATATGGCAATACTGTCATTATCCCAAAAATTCAGGCTGAATTTTCCCGTCGCGGACAACTGTCAATTAGCCAGACGGATTGTGATACCTATGTCCAAACAGGCCAGCAAGATGCGCGAGTTAAAATGAAATCTAGCGATAGCATTATCCAACAGTCAAATCAAACCGTGACGATAAATGCCATTAAAGGTTATTGAATACCAACTGAATATTTAAGCCCCGCCCCGGCGGGGTTTTTTATTGTCTGGAGGAAAGCAGATGGAAAACGTAGGCGGCATTTATTACGAGATCAAAGCCGATACTCATGCGCTTCTACAGGCTGATAAACAGGTAGAAGATATAACGAATAATATGGAGCGCGGCTTCGATAAAGCGGATGATGCTGCCGATGGGCTGAATACTGGGCTTAGCAAGCTGGCCTCTGCCCTGAAAGCGTTGATCGCGGTTTCTGCACTGCGTGAAATGGCCCGCATGGTGCAAAGCTATCAGGAGATGGCGGAGCGCGTGCAAATGGCGACCTCAAGCCAGGATGAGTTCGAGCGGGTACAGAAGCGCCTGCTTAATACTGCTAACGGCACTTATCGTTCGCTGGCAGAGGCCCAGGAGCTTTATATCCGCAGTGCTGACGGACTGCGCAGCATGGGGTACTCCACCGAACAGGCAATCGACGTTCAGGACTCCATGTCTTACGCGTTCGTGAAAAACGCCGCGTCTGCCGAGCGTGCTGATTCTGCTATTAGTGCCTTCACCAAAGCGATAAACACCGGCACCGTATCTGCCGACCAGTGGGAATTCCGACAGTCATTAACGATATTGCTACAGCCAGCGGTAAATCAGCCGCAGCAGTTCGCGCTCTTGGCGCATCAGGTAAGCTTACAGCTTCGGATCTTACCGAAGGCCTGAAGCAGTCACTCGAGGCAAACACAGCTGCAGCTGCGGGTATGTCTAATAATCTGATCGATGCCAGCGTCAGGATGCGGACCGCCGTTACCTCTATGCTGGTGGCAGTTGAAGGGCAGACCGGAGTGATTCAGAGTTTCACAAACAGCATCATCACCGTAGCCGATACGATCCTCGGCTTCTCTGAAAACTCTGAGGCCATGAAGGGCTACATCGACAGCGCAACACTGGCCGCCAAAGCATTCGCCCTGGTAATGGCCGGGCGCTATGCCGGATCGTTGAAAGATGCAGTAAGTAGCAAGCTTCAGTCTGTCGCCGCCACGCGCCAGCAGACCGCTGCAGAAAACCAGTCTGCGCAGTCACTACTCATTGCTGCTAACGCAGCGCAGAGAAAAACCCTTGCTGACAAAGAAGCGGCTTTCTCAGCCGTTGCGCTGGCTCAGGCTGAACTGAATGTTGCTCGCGGCAGTAGCGCCGAAATGACGGCGCTGGAAAATCTCAACGCAGCAAAATCACGTGCCCGCACTGTTTCGCTGGCGCTGGTGGAAGCCGAAACCGCCCAGGCTGCAGCTACTGCAAGGGCTGCAGCTGCGGCACGTGCTGCATCGGTGGGATTTGGCCTTGCTCGTGGCGTTCTCTCGCTGATTGGCGGCCCGGCGGGGGTTGCAATGATTGCTGCATCCGCGCTGCTTTACTGGTGGCAAACTGCCAAGCAGGCGAAGGAAGAGGCGGTTGCTTTTGCTGACGGTCTGGACAAGCTCAACAGCTCTATGAAGACGATGAGCAATACCCAGCTTAG